ATAAATTTTCAATAATAGGTGGTTCAATAGTTACAGTAGCCGCATTAGAACTTGGTGTTACATCAGAAACCACCATATAAACTTTTGTATGTCCTGAAAATTTTATAAAATCTCCAGCTTTAAGTGAACCTGCCGAATCAGCATTAAACCCATCTATTGCTATTGTTGTATCTCCAGCAGTATGAGCTCCATTAACAGATATTGTTGTTGTTTCAGAACCTTGTGCATCTTTTATTTTTGGAGGAATAACAGTAAAGGTTTCTTTTTGTCCTCTTTGTTTAGTTATAAAAGCAAGTATAGGTGCAAATTCTTCTCTAGTTAAATATGTATATCTACAAGTAAATTTCCATCTTTGATTATCAATTTTTCTAGCAAATCTTCTTCCACTATCAGATATTGAAATTAAAGTATTACTTTCATCTTTAAAATTAAAAGCATTAAAAACAGGTGATGTAGGTAATTGTCCACTCATTAAATTAAATTACTCTTTCCTTGTTGATTAACTGCACTATTAATCATGCTAACTATCATACCTCTTTCATTAGCTAGTAACGCTTGGAACCCAGCAGTATCAACTGCATTAATAGTAAAATTAACATTTACAGCTTGTCCACCACTACCAGATGGAACTATTGTACCAGCAGTATTAGGAATAAAAGTTTCTGGTCCTCCCTCTCCTACCATGTAAGGTTTATTTTCTGATACTATTCCACCTTGTCGTCTTGGTGTAAATTTCTGTGCTCTAATTTGTTGAACTTGTGCCATACCAAAAGCTAAAGCAGAACCTGCAGCTAAATAATTTAATGGATAAGGAACAGTTGCAAATGCTTTCATAACTGCCGAGTAAGTATTAACTATTGCTTCAGCTATCTTATGTGCTTTAAGCATATTAAACGCTTTTTTACTATGTCCTGATAATATAGTTAATGTTCCCTCCATATTACTTTTAATATCTGCTTTAGCTTGTTCTCTTATTTCTCTTTCTTTTTTATTATTTTCTGTAATCATTTGTTGTCTTTTATGAAACTTTTCGGCTTCCATATCTAAATGTTTTCTAATCGCCTCTTGTTCTTCTTTAAGTTTTTTATCTCTTATTTCTTTTTCTCTTGCTTCAATTCTTTTTCTTGCATCTTCTAATTCTTTTGAACTAAATATTTTTCCAATAGTATCTTCTTCTCCAGAACCAGTTAATGATGACATTGTTTCTTTTAATTTTTTTATTTTTTCATCACTTATATCTACAAAATCGTGAAACTCTTGATACTCAGGTTTCCATTTAAAGAACTCTACAACATTAGCTGCAGCAACACCTAAATTACCCATAGCAATAGCTGTATTAATTGTTGCTTCAGTTATATGAATCATTATTTCTGCAAACTTACCTAAACTTTCAACTAATTCGTCTGCTAAATAATTTCCAAAACCAGTAATACTTCCATGAGATTTTTCTACCCAATGTAAAAACTTTTCTCTTAAATTATCTGATACTCTTAAAATAGCTGGTGCAAGTGCAGCAGAAAATTGTTGAGTTAAACCAACTAAACCTAATTTTAACATTGCCATTGAATCGTTAGCTTGTTCAACTGTACCTACAACATCTTTAGACATAACAAGTCCAAGTCTTTTAGCCATCTTGAATTGTTCTTCCATTCCCATTGTGCCATTTTCAATAGCAGTTAATAGTTCAATATTTCTTCCACCAAATAATTTATAAGCTGCAGCAGTTTTATCTGTGCCATCTTTCATATTTCTTAAAGCATCAGCAACTATTTCAAATTGAGCAAACAAATCTCCATTCGTTGCTCTTAATTCTTCTTGGGTAATTCCTAATTGTTTAAATGCGTCTTGGGCAATACCAGTTCCTTTAACAAGCCAATCGTTAATACCAACTGCCATTGTTCTAACACCTTTAGCAAATGCTTCTAAAGATGTTCCACCTAATTCTGCTGATAGCCGAAATGCACCTAATCGTTCTGTTGATATAAATACTTGTCTTGATAACTTTCCTAATTTGTCTATTGATTGTAATGAGTTTCTAATTAATAAACCTAAACCAGTAACACCTGCAACTGCAGCTAAACCAGTTTTCATATTAAAGACTGCTTTTGATACTCCTTTTAAACCACGCTTTAATGAACTAAATGCTCGTTTAGTTTTATCTTTTGCGTTAATATCAAATTGTAATCTATTTCTTGCCATTATCTTTTAAATTTTATGTCTTTATTTAATTTATCGTAAAATGCACACCATAAATTAAATTCATTTACACTCATATCCATTATATCGGATAGTTTCAAGTTAAGGTCTTTTGCTAGATGTAAAATATTGACTAATTCTTTATCTGTCCTGATTTTTTTTTTCCCAGTCTTCAACTGGGATTACTTCCAATATTTGTTGTGCCACTCTGGCGACAATTTCTGGGTCCACCGAGTGCATTAAGGTATGTTTGTTTTCTAAAGTATAAAGTTTATTGCCCTCTTTATCTTCAGCTTTTAAAATAAGTACATCAGCAAATAAAGTAACATCATCAGGTTTTGTAGTTCTAGTAAGTTTTCTTTTATCGGCTAATGTTAATGGTTTTGAATAGACAGTTAAATCCCATTCAGGAACTTCAATAATTTTCCTGTCAATAGATTTAAAATGTTCTTTGGCTTTATCGAGAATATCACTCATTAATAAGTGAATACTTAATTATAAGCCAAATGTCAAATTAAACTGTTCCTCTAGTTAAAGCACCAGTCAAAGTAGCTGAAAAAGTAGCTTCGATAATTCCATCTGTTGGAATAGAAACCGAATTAGCAGTTATAATCCAAGTACCACCATAATAATAATCAGAAGAATCTGCTCCTTCTGGGTATAATGTCATAGTAACTTGTTGCCCTTCCGCTATTGCTATCTGTCCATTAGTGTCTGTTTCGTCCCAGAAACACTCGACAGATGCAGTTGCACCTTTTTTGCCAACTTGGAAAGTTTTTGCAGTATCAGCTAATGTAGTATCTTCTAATAATTCTGCTGTTGTATCTAAAGTAAAACTTCTTACTTCAGCAACAGTATTAGTTCCAACTTTAACTATTCCTGAACTGCCTGTATGTGTTGCCATTATTATTTATCCTTATTTATTTTTATTTTAGCTTTATCGCTAAATGATGGTTTTTTATCAGCACTGCCAACTTTTGTGTACCCCATTTTTAAATAATATTCTTCCATATCTTTCGATGTTTGAATAATACTATTTCCGTCTGGTGTTTTAAGACTTATTCTATTTGTTGCCATAAATTATACTCCTGTTTGTACTGCGTTTTCTATCGTATTGTAATTAATTAAATAGGTCAACCTCATCAAACCTGTTTTTTGACTAGCTGTATCGAACTCAATTTCAGTAGAAACTAATTTTGTATCTTTAGCATTTCCTCCACGAGTAACATCACTAACCATTGCTTCTTCTACTTCTTCGGCAATAGTATCAAGTGTATCATCTATATTGGCAGTTCCTCTACAATGTGCTTCTATAATTAAATTTAATGACCTTTGTTGAGTTCTTGTATTTTTACCTAAAGTATAATCTTCAATCGTTTCATCTAAAGTATAAACTATTAAAGCTGGAAGATTTCCAGTCTGTAAAGGAAAATATCTTGTTTCATAAACATTTGAACCAGTTGTTGATAAACTTGTAACTGTTGTAACAACGTGTTCTCTAATTGTTTTTCTAATATGAGCCATATTATCCTGATAAAGTTATTCTAGTTACTCCTGTTCCATCAGGTAATAATTCTTTAATATAATAAGTAACACTATCAATAACTAATGTGTCATTAAATGTTGCAGCACTTACATCAGAAGTCTTACAAGTAAACATAGGAACTTCTTCAATTAAACCAGCTTCGCCTACTGCTTGTTCTACTGATTCTTTGTCAAAAATTCCTTTTATCGTTGATGATGTACCAGCACTAACATCTGTGAAAGTTGCCGAACTAGCAAAGTCATCACTATCAAAAAATATTGCTCTTTCTGTATCAGATTCTACTGCCATATAATAACCTAGTTAATTGTCCCCATAATTTTTTATTTTGTCTAAACACTTTTTCATATCCATCTCCTACTGCTTGTGCAATAGGTTCTTCGCCTCGTTCATTTACATTTATTCCAGCGTAATATATTATAATATGAAACAGCTCGTGTATCAAGGTATTGAACAATACCATTCCAGAAATTCTTTTATCTATTTTTAATGTATGTTTATTAGGGTCAAATTCCCCATATAACTTATCTAAAAATACATACTCAACTTTTATCTTTCTGTTTCCATACTTGATAAAATCAAGTTTCATTTAAAAAATTGATGATAAGATAATTAGAACTGCAATAGCACCAAGAATATGATATTTATAATCTTTAGCTCTAGCAAACCAATGCTTTGGCTTTCTTCCAAAAATTAACATATTACTCCTTTATTATTTTTTACGAGAAAAAATGCTTTTTTTTTTAACTGCTTTGTTTTCTGGTTTTTTAACATCTTCTGCTGAAGCAATAGCTTTTCCCATACCGATTAATAAATTTCCATCATTTTCACTAGCGTCTATTACATCGCCTTTTTCTGCTAATTGACCTTTAACAAATGTTTGTTTTACTATTTTTATTTTCATAATAATTCCTTTTATATAAAAGAAAAGGCGAGGTCAATGCCTCGCCTAATCTTATAAATCGCCTAATTATTAATATTAAGCAATTAAGTCTTGAATTGCCGCAAAACTTTCTGCGTGTCTAACTGCAACATCTACATCATAAAGACCGATTATTCTAGTACCACCTTTAGCAGCATTAGTATAAGGGTCAACAGATATATCCAGACTTCCCCATTCTCCGATTATTAAATCATTGAAATTACCAAAAGTAAGAGCAGAACAAGTTCCACTTGCTGTACCTTTAGTTAGGTTGTCAGGAGAGTTTGTTGTAGAAAAGACTTTGTATCCCATCAAATTATTTTGATCGTTCATAATCATAACTGAATCAGATGTACTGACTTTTGCTATAGACATAAAACGAGAAATTTGAGTTGGAGAAGTTAAGAATGCCAATGCGCCTACATCTGCATTGTCAGTAGCAACTTCTTTCCAAGTTTCAACAACTTTAGCCCAAGTTCCTTGATCACCATTCGTACCCATAGCAACAGAACCAATTCCTGAAGTATTTAAAATTCCAGTTGGTTTATTGCTAGTTCCAGTACCTTGAATAGCTTGCTTATCAACTTCGTTAGCTAATGTTCTAATTATGTCATTTCTAACAATAGTTTCAATAGCTGGAGTTGATTGGTGCATTAAGTGTCTTGATATGTCAGTAAATGTTCCAAGAGTTTTTGGAGCCATTGTAACTTGTCTGTAAGTTGGATTAACTTCTGTTACTGCTGCATTTTCCGCAACCCATGATGCAGAATTAACTGCATTTTGAGCTGGTATTGCAACATCGCCAACTAAACCACTTAACACTAATGCGCCAGCTTGTTTCACAACCATTTTTGCTCTTAACGCTTCAATAAATGAACCACTTAAAAGATTAGTTGCTACTAAAGCACCACCATCACCAGAAACACCAGAGATCAAATCTCTTTGCGCCCATCTAATATCAGATGGAACAAAGATTCCTCTAGGAGCTTTACCAGTTCTTCTTGAGATTTCATCAGACGCTTCTTTTTCAAGTTCAGCACCAGACCAGTTTCCAGTAGTCATTGCTTTAATAGCTTTAACTATAGAAAAGTCTCTTGCTTCTTTATTAGAAAGTCCAATGTTGTCTTTTTTGTCCAAAGGTTTTGCATCGCCAAGTTTGTCTAAAACAATTCCTCTAAATTGAGCAAGAGAAACGCCATCATTAACTGCTTTACCTGCAAGATCAGAACAATTATGTTTTGCTCCTAATGCAGTAATTTCTTTAATTCTAGCTGTTTCGTCTTTTCTCGCTTTAGCGATTTGTTCTTCAACATTAACTTTAGGTGCTTCAACTTTTGGAGTTTCGTTTGCTTTTTCCATTGTGTTTACCTTTTGTATGACTTCAATTCTTTCTTTAGAAGAATTGTTGTCGGTTAATGTTTGCCCCTTGCTTCGACCTACCCCAACAGTTGTGTCTGCTGGCACCGAAACAATAGACGCCTCCAATGGTTTCCAGTTCACACGATAAGTTGGCTTTTCTTTATCCTCATCATCGTCTTTTACTTTATCCATCTTCAGTATTTCATAGCCAACACTCACATTACTACGAATGCCGTCCATGACATCATGAAAAACCTCATCAGCTAGTTTTGATTTTCCAAATCTAACGACTGCACGACCTACCTTGTCTGCTTCGCTAATTTCAGCTCTCTCTATGACACCTATTTGCTTTTCAAAATCGTGGTTGAGTAATAATGGAGCTCTACCACTTGCAATAAACGAAAAGTCAATATCACTAGGATTATGACTTAATATTTCTGTTCCAAAACTTCTATCGTATGGTTCTTCTGACGAGAACGCTAAACCGACAGTTCTTTTTTCTTCATCAACTTTTTTATTATTAAAACCAAATATTCTAAATAGCTTTTCTTTAGTTGATTCTTGAGTTGCTATTTTATCTGATTTGTTTTCAAATGTTAAATCTTCTGCTTTTTCTTTTTCACTAACTTCTGGGTTTTCTTTTGGTTCTGATACCACTTTCTTTTCGTTGCTATCAGATACTTGCCCGTTCCCTTTTTCGTTAATGTCATCTTTTTTTTCCATAGTTTCTTTATTACTCATTTTCTTCACTTTTTTCAACCTCTTGTGGTTGATTTTGTTGTATTTGTTTTGTTCCAAAAGGTTCAAAAGCTAATTGTATTCCAAACTTCTCAGCTAACTCTTTATCAGATTGTATTTGACTAAATACATCTTCAACGTCTCTACCATAACCAGCTTGAACATCTTGATGTGATAAAAAGCCATTTTCTACACCAACTTTTAATGCTTCTACTTCTTTTTTAGGGTCAATCCACTGCCAACCTCTTGCTCTCCAAATAGGATTATTAAATTTAGGTAATTTAGATGGTGGTAGTCCTCCTAATAAGTCTGTTAATAAAGTCATTTCTAACCATTTTGAATAAACTAAATCGTGGAAGTTTCTAATCATTCTATATTGTTCACATTGAAAATAATTTCTTTCTTCTAATGCACCTTGTCTAATACTAGAATAATTTACACTTTCTAAATCGTTTGCCAACGTACAATAACTAACATTTAAACTACTTGCTATTGAACGAATAATAGATTTTGTAAAATCTTTAAATGCTGTTGTTGGGTGTTGTGGGTCAAATGATTGAAATTCTGTTCCTGTCGGTAATTGTTCAAATGTACCAGCTTCAGCAAACATAACTGGATTGTTAGTATCTATTTTATCCTCTCCAGTATAAGCATCTCCATCGTTTGATTTAAAAAATCCCATTTTACTTGCACCAACTCTAGCTGCAACAAGTTCAGCTTCCATATAACCATCTAACATTTTTAAATCTCTTAAACATGCCGATAAAGGAGGTATTCCACGAGTTTGATGTGGTCGTTCTTGATGATAATAATGAATTATCTCGTCTGCTGGAACTATATTATATTTAGCACCTACATAATCACTTACTACTAAATCATCGTTAGGGTGTACTTTTAATAAATGATAATTTACTGGCTTACCAAATTTATTAATCTCAACTCCCATTCTAACTTGATTACCATTTGTTAATTGTAAGTTTAAATCGTGATCTAAAAAGTCAGATTCAATAAATTCAATCGCAAATTTATTTGGATTATCAAAATTTTTAATTAATCTTATTAAAACTTCTCCATCTCTAGCATAAGTTTCTGCAAATAATCTTTGACAATCAATCCAACTTAATTTTCCATCAGCAGTACAATTATATCCCCATTCTTTCCAACGTCTTTCAATTAAATTATTAGCAAAAGAATCAAGAGCTCCATTTGGGTCTCTACTTCTTACTTGTAAATGAACTCCTTTTGCACCAACTATATTATCTACATATACATTGATATATCTTCTAGCATACGCATTATTTCTTGCTAAATCTCTTGACCTATTTCTTAATACTCTTAAACTTGGTCTAATTTCGCTATCAGCAGACTTTGAAGATAAAACAAAATTATTTAATAATCTATTTTGACTTGCACCTGAAAAATAACTTCTTTTTATTTTTCTACTTCTAAATAAATTTAAAAATCTTTCTTTAAGCGTCATTAAATTGTACCTTTACTACTCTACCTGTTCCTTCATTATTACCTCGTCTAAATTCTGCAATTTCTTTTTGATATTCTGCTTTATAATAGTTTCTCCACTCTGTTAATTCTTGAACCGAGAGTTTACTTAAAGACCTACCTTGTATTGAATAACTAGAAACATCAGCATCAGCTCTACCTTCTATTAAACTTTCAATTTTATCAAGCATTATTTTTGCATGACTTCTAGTATCGCCAGTAGTTGCAAAAAAATTATCTTTAACAGTAATTTTACCTGAATCTATAACTAATGTTTCACTATCGCTTGTTTGAATAACTTTTAAAACCCAAAAATAATCTCCAGCAGTATAACCAGATGTAGCAGAATTATCTAAAGTAAATGTATATTCTGTACCTGATTCTGTAACTGTTGCACTAAATCTTACTGAACCATCTGTTTCTCTTGATGCTTCCCAAACCATAGAATGACTTGATGGCGAATAGTCAGCACCTATATCTGTTCTTTTCCATACAACAGTTTCGCCTTTATAAAAACTTACTGGTTCTTTTTCTGGTATATCTGTAAATAAATTTGCCATATTATTTTAATTGTTCCACGACTTTGCAAAATTACTAGACTTTTTATAATGTTTCAACCTATTTGGGTTGACTTTATGAGGATTATTTGCTTGCTGATTTTTTTGTTTTTCAGCTATTCTAGTTAAGTCCGCATTTAATAATGTAAAAGCTGAAAGTGCATAAACTCTGCAATCCAATGCTTCGTTTCTTGGTCGCATTAATACCCACTCTCGTTTTTTAAACCCCCTTCTATATTTTGTTACAATTTTTTCTGCTGTTAATTGTCTAAAATATTCTTCATTGTACTTTTTAGGAAAATGACAATATCCAGCACCATATTCCTTTATTCTTAATCTTGAATATATTAATTCTTTAGCAGTATCAACGCCAAGAGGAAATAAAGTTACTTTTGCAATATTATTTCTATTGGGTCTGCTAACTATCGGCTTACCTTCTCCACCAATACCTTTAACTGCAAATACTCGTCTAGCATATCTAGGTTTACAAAATTGATAAACCATATTTGTATGGTGTCCACTATCTATACAAGTTGAAACTATTTTAAGTTTAGTTTTATCTGGCTTTTCATAAGTTTTTGTAAGTATTAATTCAAGTTCTTGCCAAATATTAGGAGCTGATGGGTCTCCATAAATAACATGATAATCAATACTCCATGTTTCTTCGTTTAATCCCCAACCTACTATCTCACATTCAATTCTATCATCTTGAATATCTATTCCTGCGGTTAATAAAATAACTTCATTTGGTATTGTATAATCTTCTCGTCTATCAAATAAACCTAAATCATCTATTCTTTCACCTTCATCTTCCCACGTCTCTCCTAAATAAGTATTAACAAATACTCTTAATGTTTCAGGTTGTTTTTTAGCCATTAAAAATTCTCTAACAGCTTCTTCTAATGTTACCCATACAGAATAAAGACCATTTAAACTAAAACCAGCTCTACCATTAAATTTTTCAGTTGCTTTCCATTTGCCTTTACTAATATTAGTTATTCTTTGAACATCAGTCCATTTAGTATTACAATTTTCACATAAATATTTAACAGTATCAGGTTTATCTTTGGTCCATTGAACTTGCGACCATTTTAAAATTTGTTGTTTTTTACATTTATGACATGGAACATAAAATTTTCTTTTATCACTATTTTCATAAGCATTTTCTATTTGACTATTACCTTTTACAGTTGGTGTTGAAGTTAATACTAATTTACTATCCCAAAAAGTAGCACTTCTTCTTTTAGCCAATAGAACTGGGTCTCCTTCGGTTCCTGCTGTTGGTGGGTATCTATCAATCTCATCACATAATACTATTTTGATTGGTCTTGATGCTAAAGACGCAGGACTATTTGCACCACAAGCTGTTATATGACCTCCATCGAACACTTTATGTAATACAGTATTTCCTGAATCTTTACTTTTTACATCTGCAACTCTATTTTTTAAAATACTACTATCTCTAATCATTGGAGCTAATCTATCTTGCGACCAAGCTCTAGCCATATCTAAAGTTGGCTGCACTACTAATATTGGAGCTGGTGCATAAGCTATATAATAACCAATAGCATTTAATAAAATTTCAGTTTTACCTACTTGTGAACAAGACATAACAACAACTTCATTAATCACTGGGTCATTAATACTATCCATTATTTCTTTTTGAAAAATAGCTCTGCTAGTTTCAAATTTACCAGCTTCACTACTACTTTCAGAAGATAATACTCTAAATCTATCTGCCCATTGACTTATTGTTAGACTTGGCGGTGGTTTTATTAGATTCATCGTCTTTTCCAACACCTTTGTCATCGCTTGTGATTTCATATAACGCCTCATATATTTTTTCTTGTAAAATTAGTTTAATTTCGTTTATACTCTTAACTGTAACAACAACAGGAGCAACCTTATTTGGTATTGACAA